TCTGCGAGAAAGTGTTTTCTCTATCTCTGCGTATGAGATGCGATCAATCTTTTTTACAATCTTTCCAGACTCAAACCTCAACAGTTCCACAAAATCATTCGGTGTCTCCTCAATTCCGTACTGTGCGAGCACAGGAGTGATCTTGTAGCGATCTGCACCGATAGCATTGTAGTTGTACGATCCAATTGAAGGATCTCTCAGAGTCGAGTCTTGTTTGTCTGATATGTTGTCTCTATCAATAAAGAAACCGATCTTCTTTGATAGATCATCGTAATCATTCATCTCCAAGTCACGATGCGTTTCAGTGTTGTTGTACGGAGCAAAAACTTGTGCATCGGTTCGGACAAAAAATCCGTCAATGTAGAAAATTCCTTCAGTGACCGTTACCAGTTTGCACTTCCCTGCTGTAGGGAAAATAGAACTAGTTGGCACAGAAAACCCAGCAAGGGTCGTGCTGTCTTTGACAAAATCAAAGTTTCCAGAAAACTCAAATCCCGACAAAAAATCAACGATCAGTATGAGTTTTCCGTCACGAGAAACATCGGGGGATATGTAATGAACAATTTTTGCTTCTGTTAGATCCCCGACAACAGTGGAACGAAGATATCCACCAACAAGACTGTCGTAATCAGAAGATCCAAAAAGAGGAGAATCAACGCCAGCATCAACCATGATATAACTGGAGTTTCTTACCGAAATACCTCCACCAAGAACACGGGATCCATCCTTGAACAGGTGGTCACCAATTTTTGAAATTTGGTTTTGTAGAAGTGTCTGCGCTTGCGTCAGTTCACGCGCTTGCAGAGCATAACCAGGCTTGAAAAGAACTCGCAAAAATCCTTTTGAAGAGTCAAAATCATCATAGTAAGGATTGATGTTGAATATGCTTGGATCGTATGCCATGTGTTCCTCTTAGAAGCCCAGCCGAATACGGAATTCTTCTTCTTGACCCAAAGTTCTCTGTATGGGGCGTACATTCTGTATGTATAACACCTCGCCCGATGTTGGTTTTATCTCTGCTTGAGTAACAGAAGAAACGATATAGTTACCAAGAGTAGTGCCTGTTAGACCATGCGTCTCTACGCTTCTGAACCTGCCAACAGGATTAGTGACATACAGGTATCCTTTTGCGGGATTGACGAAATCCCAGTGATAGACAGTTCCCCGAGCGTAGTTTGAAACTCCACTTGTTGAACCCTGAACAACAGTGTCTCCGTTGGAAAAAGAACTACGAGTAAGTTGATACGATGTAATGTCTATTCCGCCTGTAGCAGCGTTGGCACTGCTAGAAATGGTGAGTTTTTGTAGACCGCTGTAAGAAGGAACGCTTCCCGCTTCATAGTAAGTCTCTCCTACATCAACAACGGAATACTCTGTGTTTGTTTGGCTATCGTCTTCTGTAGAGACAACTTGTGCTTTGCCAGACAACTCACGAATAATCATGACAGGCTCGCCATAATTCTTCTGTATGTCAACTATTTGTGCCGAAGCCCTAGAAGAAATGCCTTCTAGTGTTGCACCAGAAATGTTGGACACCAGACTCGTGTTTGTTTCCAACTCTACTGTCATGTCAGTTTTTTCAACAGAAACAATTCTTGCCCTGCTAGTTACAGAGAATCCATATACGGCTCCCCCTGAAAACACTGTTCCAGCAGGAATCGTTTGCTTTACTGTTTCTCCAACCAAAAATCCAGGATTGTTTCGGTCAAGAACAATGCTATAGCGATTGATGCGATCATTTGCCGTTATAAAAGCCTTCGGAGAACCGCAGTTAACAGTTTTGAGAGTAATCTTGTTTGAGATTAAATCCGCTCCCTGCTCCAAAGACTTTACAGAAACAACCTTTGCGGCTGTATATGTTTCCAAGCCAATTATCGTGTTGAACCGATCACCACTGAAATGACTGGGAGAATAAACACCAGCAGGAACATACAAAGACACATCTCTGAATGCGTCAAATTCTGATCCAGCAACCCGAGCCGTTCCATCAGAAAGAATGGGATTCTTTATTATGCCGAACTGCCTGTAAGATCCGCTTCCAATAAACTTTTCCGAGTCCTCTTCACCAATGTCAATGATGAGGATGACATCCTTTACATTCAGTTCTCGGAGAATGTTGCTTCCGTGTCCGCCTTTAGGCGATGTGATAGGACGAATCGTTGGGTGATTAGTGACAGCGGTCTTTGGACTGTTTACAAAAGCCTCTGCTCTAGAATACCCGTATCCACCATCAACAACAGAAACAGATGCTATGTTCTTGTTGTTATTCATTTTCGGCACACAATAAGCACCATATCCATCACCAACGACTCTAACAAAAGGAACGATTTCAACCGAAGCATACTGTGTAGAAGATGTTGTTGGAGTTACCACAAAATCAATGGCATCGTTCTTTACCACAAAGGTAATTCCTTGGGTACCAGAGTCCGTGGCTTCAACTATGACACCGTAATTTCCAACCTCTGATTGGTTTTTTGTGCTGCGCTCCACACGCAACATATATCCAACATAGTTCTGAAACTGAAATCCTGGACTCGTTTGCCTCAGTCTTGACAAAGATTCGCTGTTTGTAATTTTTACAATCTTGGTTTCGTCATCAACCTTTGTGAATCCAGAAACATCTATAAGCGTTGTTGTGTTGGTGGAAGAGGTTCTAAAAACCGAATTGAGATAGACACCAGCACTAGATCCAGAAGCATTTGTGACCAATGCCGCGCTGATTTCTCCGTCTATTGCCTGTGCTTGGGTATTGTACTGGTTGGATGTTTCGGTTGCTTGTGCGCTGTATGCGTAGTCAACAGGCATATAGTCCGTCAACTCGTAAGGCACATCAGATTCTACCAGTGTTGACAAATACTTCCAGTTGTATCCATCGGCTGTTGTGAAGGGTATGGAATTACCGATTCCGCTAGGTACAACCGTTGATACCGCGCCACCGCTGTTGCCAAGACACTTGTAGATGTTGTTTTCGTCTGTTACAACATAAAACACTTTAGGATTGTCTTCGTTGAAAAGTTCAACCGAATCATCGTACTGATCATAAGATGTGCCAGAAGACCACTCGTATCGCGGAAGAGCAAACACAACATTTCCAGGATTTATTTTCTTGTATGCAATGATGTTGTTCATCACATCATATTCAGCAGATACAGTATCGGAATACGCTGGAGGAGAATTGTCATTGCTCCAGGTAGTTCCTTTTGCTACAAACAAGAAATACTGATTATCGTTCCTCTCCAAGTCTGTGAGGAAACTTTCTGCATATGATCTTTGTAGCGATGCTTTTATGAATGCCATGATTTGTCCCTTAAGAGCCTATGTTAGAGTATGTATCACCCGCCAATGTGGTTCCGTTTGCAAGTCTGGTTCCAGCAGACTTGTAAACAAGATCGGGGATCTCAAAGAATTCTGAAAGTGTCATGCCACTAAACTCCGATCCGTAAGGCAGTGTTTGCAGATTTTTTCGGTTTGGGTGAGACTCTATAACCCAATACGCAGCAGTTCTTCCATAAGAACTAGCACTGTTTCTAGCGGACTGCATGGCTTCAGGCAATGTGTTTTCCATTCCATATTTCAACGACAAGTAAGCATAAACATCGTCTCGCTCTTCATCAGACAATTTACGGTCAAACACTATGACCTCAGATACAACACCAGAAAAAGAAAATGACGGATTGGTGGTATTGTTCACCAAAGCATTCACCCAATCCGTGCTGCCAACAACACCAGAACCAGTAGCAGTAGATCGCACATAGGTTCCTATTCTGGATAGAACAATGGGAGCAGTGTTGTACTGTTCCTGTGCTGCTGGAAATTGTGATTCAATGTCTGTGTCTACTAGTTCGTCTGCCACGGCTTATTCCTTTCTCAAACTCCGAATCGTCCACGAACAGAATTGAAGTTCTGTTCTATTTCGTCCAAATTCAGAGGTCTTGAATACAATCTCAATTGAGAAACCTTGCCCACAAAAGGATACCAATTTGTTGTCATTTGATTGCTGTATAACACCGAGGGAGCAACACCATCACCAATGGTAATGGGTTGCGAGTACTGCCGCTGTCGCCCTGCACGAGTGTTTTCGCCTCGGAATTGCCCGTTGACAAACATCTTGTTCACGGTATTGACCCCATCATAAGTCTGTGTAACAACGAAATGATACCACTCACCAACATTACTAGTCTGTGATGATGATATGTTGTATGAAACATTTGCTCCATTCGCATCCAGCAAGTAATTCCAAAAGGAAAACTTGAATTTCACTGCATCAACAGAACTTACTGGCGCACAGTAAAAATATGGAAGATACCTTCCCATGAACATATTGATAGTATTAGAAAGTTGATCACACTTTACCCAAGCCTCCCAGGTGCAAGAGTCTGGAATATTCGTAACAACAGATGTGCGAACCACTCCCCTGCTATCAAACGAGAACACGCCACTATTTTCAGGAACAATAGTAGTGGATCCATTCATGATGGTCGTTAGACCAGAAGATCCTGCACTGCTGACTTCACTGATCTTGTCCGTCAACAGGTCTTCTATTGTTGGTTCTGTGCCATCAACAACTTCAATACGAGGACTGAAAAACTCTATCGTTTCTCCCAACTGGCGAGTGTAATACAGATACGATCTGATGTTTGCTTTCACTGTGTTCTCGTTCCATATGAAATCCTTTATTACTGGAGTGAGCGCAGCGGATGCAGATATTCCACCAGATATGCCGATAGACCCGAGATCATATCTGCCAGTGTTGGGGTGGTTGCTGCCTGTTGCTGTTCCATATGGGTGAACATGAGCAACAAAAAGTGTCCACTTTCCGTTTCCTAGTTTGGGGTACTCTGTACTAGTAGTAAAGTACGGATTACCTGCACTGCCTGACGGAAAGGCTCCTCCGTCTTTGGTTGAAACTGGCAACACACCACCCGATATGTTTTTCGCATACAAACCATAATAAAAGGAACCACGGGTGTTTCCACTAGAAATAGAAGATGTGGCAGCACGCATCCATACCGAGAAGCGGTATGTTTTTGTTGGATCCACAATGACATCAGGAGAATTGAAGCCGCCGTCACCGCTGTTGTCAAGATAGCCGAGGGTTTCACCATTGTTGTAGGAGTACTCGGGTATTCCGTTTTTGTTCTCTCCTATCCATATCTGATTGTTTCTCCCCCAAGGATCTAGTGTATACACAATCCGATTTTCTTCTATGTCTCCGTTTGGCGACCATCCAACAGGAAAACTGCTAGTGGATGTCCATGCTTCGGGAAGCAAAGCCTGTATGGGTCTGTTGCCTGGAGCAGGATTGTAATACGGCACAACCACACCAGTAGTGAGTTCAGGGAAACTCACGAGATATTTTACACCCTGAACAAGACCGCTAACACCAACAAGAGTAACTGCGGTATACCAATTAGGGTTGCTGCTAGCACCAGGAAGAGCCAGACCATCGCTGGTTCGGGAAACTCTATACCACCCACCGCCCTCATCAACAAGATTAACCGCCACTGCACCCGAACTTGTTCCATGAGCGTAAATATACACTCCAACAGTAGCAGGCATGGGCTGTCCATCTGCTCGTCTTATTCTTGCAGAAAAAGACCACACAAAAGACTTTAGAGTGGTGCTCGTGCTCCAGTTTCCTGTGCTTGATTGCAAGTAGAAGTTACCGTTCGCACCAGGTGTTATCTCGTATGTGCTTGAATTTCTGTACCTATTACTACTAGAAATCGGATAATCAAGTATGTTGTTTGTGACATCACGATATGAAAATCCAGGAACACCGCCTCCCGCATTATCTCCTCCAAAAACAAGACCACCACTCTTCAACCAGTTGATGTGTGTGTGTTTCCAAGACAGATACGGAGTCAACAGATTGGTGTCTTTGGCGTTGTACGCCACAGCATTTTCCGTTGTTACGCCGTCAATTTGAAGAAAAAGACCGTTGTTGATCACATAATTTTCAGAAGAAGGAGGGTTGACTCTACAAATTTTCCGATTTATAACTTCCGAATAGTTCTTTGACTCATCACCATTCAAGAATGTTCGGATGCGAGAATTCTCTTCTCGGATCCATTCACCCACTACCGTTCCAAGACAAACACCTGAAACATGGGGATCGTATGATATGGTGTTTTGTTGTAGTTGTGTTTGATCTCCTGCTGGACGGAATCCCACAAGACCAACAGGAGTGCTGCTTGGATACAGCACATTTCCTGCCGATGTGATCTTGTAGTATTGACTTGTGACCTTGTTTGGATCACGGTCTGTTTGATTGTACGAACGATGGAACAACACCGAATCGTTTGACGGTACACGCAAATCTGATTTAGATGAGACAAAACCTATTCCCTTGTCCCAATCTTCATTGGTGGATCGCATTACAACAAATATGTCTGCGTCCGCATTTAGCGTGATGGGTCTAGTAAGGTTCATATGATAGCCAGTCATTATTCTGGCAGCAGTTACTCCATTACCGTGGGTGTTACCAAACCCAATAAGACCACCAAGAGTATATCCGTCTCCACCTATGGTCACAACAGTACCAGGAGAATACAGTACTCCTCCGTTGAAACACACTCCTGTTGCGCCAGCAGCGGATCGGAAAGCAAGCACGGGGCGCAGTCGGTCAACGGTGAGTCCTGCATAAGAGAATGACTGTATTCCAGTGCTAGAAGTAAATGACGGAACAACAGGAGTTCCTTTGTATGAGAACTCAGTTATGGTAATAGAGTGACCGCCTTCATTTCCCCAAGCACCGCTCGCCGCATGGAAAGAAGAATCCATATAGAAGGTTTTTCCGTATCCAGAGAAAACTCTTCTTTTTTCTACTCCGTTGGAACGATAGACAATGTACGGCTCTTCATATTCAATATCAAAAACAGTGTTGTCAAGAGCGCGGATATCTGTTCCCGTATTCTCAATTCTACCACGGGGGACACCAAGTTCATGTATATCAATTCGTCTAGGTTCTGTTAGATACGGTCCATACGGTCCAGCAGAATACATTGCGTAATTTATACCCGTATATCCTGGTGTTGAAGTTGGACTTTCGCTCAGTCCAATCATGAACAGTTTTCCGTTTGCATAACCACCACACAACCCATTAGGAACAAAAGAAAGTTTCGTTATGGGGTTCGTGCTGTCATAGGCTTGCAGATTCCAAAACGCAGCAGAGGTGGAAACTTTGGTGATGTGTGCGATACCGTTCCACTCACTCCAGTTTGGGGGCAGCGCGTGGTTCTGTTGCGGAGAAGCGTCTCGCCAGACATCCACGCTTGCTCCATTCACTACGGATCCACACACTCCGATGTTCTCTGGTTTCAGCCACAGCATCATGCCAGGAATGGTTGCTATGTTGGGATTCTTTTCCTTTTTTGCTCGCCAAGCAGTTATTCCGCCAAGAGGAGATCCAACAGGATTGTGTGCGGTCATGCCGTTTTCAGAAACAACAGTATAGGTGTATCCCCCACCTTTACCGACAAACACCGATCCAATAGACGCTGATTTTCCGTCTGGTCCTAGATCGGTTGCATTGTTTATGTACGGATTGTATCCTAGCGGATAGTAATCTCCAGTGGATCCATACCACAGACCTCCAGAAAAAGAAGCACCAGGAGGAGAAGTCTTGTATGGGTGATTGGTTGGAAGTTTGGAAGCCATGCCATACTTGTGGGCAAGATAGCCTTCAATCTTCTGCCTGTCTTCTGCTCCAACATCCCCCTCATACAGAAGAACTTCCGCGATTTCTCCGTCAAACTGACGAGTAATGCTGTTGCTCACACATCCTATTCCAAGTGTATACCCCACTATATTAACACTTGGAGCATAGGCTTGTGCAACCGTTCCAAGACACAATCCATTCAAAAACAAAGAAAGCGGTCCTTGAGGGTACGGAGTATTTACTGTTTTCTTGTATGTGCTGCACAGCAATTTCCACTCACCAGTAGATCCAATGCCAGCAACAACAAAAGGTCTGTTGGAACTACTGTAGTAGTTGTAGCACAGTGCTTTGAGAGAAGTATCGTTCGTTCCAGTCCGCCCAAGCATTAGTCCATGCCACCCACCAGCATCGCCAACCAACCACTGTTGTGATTCACTATTGATTGAACCAACACTTCCGATTACTCCAACGGAAGCAGGCTTGCACACGATAAAATATGAGCGATCAAGAGTAAGACCCAATGCACCGATAGTGACACCAGACATGAAACCTGTTGAGCGGAGTCTACCGTAATCAACACCAGTAAAATCTGGATTCGTTGCTTGAGTGGGTCTAATTTGAACTGATGGGTGTGTGTTTACAGCATTCGGAACATATTTTGGTGTGAGCCATTGTTCTGTGGTTGGAGAAACTCCAGTCGTTGCCGTATTAGCATCAACAAATGTGACTCCATTATTGATGCTGTTCCAATACCTAACTCCCCATGCAACGCTCCTGTCCACCAAACTCTCCACACCAGACGACACTCCACTACTGGTAGGACCAGAAATATTGTATCCACTCAGCCACACCTGAAGAGTCGCGCCCTTTACTTGGTTGGGCAAGAAATAGCCATTTCGGAGATCGTTGAATGTGCGAAGCGCATACGGAGTATAGCGACCGATGATTGGATTTTCGGAAATAGTAGCCTGACTGCTCGCACTAATCCGATTGTTCACAACAGAGTTGACCAAAACAGAACCAATCATCTTCATGCCAGAAGGGTGAATGATTTGCTTTAGCGTTTCAAAATAGGTATCAAACGACGCTTGAGCCTTCAAAACATACGAATACACCTGATAGTAGTCGCTGTCTTGCAAACGCTTGTTTGCTGAAGCCTTTCCGCTATTTCCAGAAAAATACCCAGGATACTCTGTGATTGCGCTTGTTAGAGCAACCACCCTAGAGTCCTTGATACCGTTTTGGTTAAAGATATCCACCACAACATCGGCAGAGTAATTCAAACCAGAGTTTATGATGGATAGTTTTTTGATGCCGCCAGACAGACTTACTTGATCAACTTTGGCAGAAAATCCAATTCCAAACGGATCAATAACAATAACAGTATCACCTATGCGATACTCGGATCCAGGAACATCAACAAAAAACTGACCAAGCACCGAAAAAGAAGTCTCTTCCAGTGTTCCATCAGCATTGCTGTACACAACTGATCGGTTTGGCTTGAACTCTCCCACTATGTTCGTGAGAAATGCCTCGGTGACATCATATCCATAAAACTTGTACTGTATGATGTTGTCTATGAATGCTCGCGCAACAAGTTCAACACCATCATACTGAGTCAATTCACCGCCGATATAAGAAAACAACGCATTTCCGTTTGAACTTGTCGTCTTGATGCTTTTTGGCTCTACCCACTGACCATTGGATGCTTTTAATATGTCGTTTCTCGGATAGTATATCTCCAAATCACTATCATAGAGAATCTTGAACAGAAAACGATAGGCACTTTCAGTACCCTTGTTGCCATAAAAATCTCGTATCTTCTTCAGAAGCAGATTTTTGTTTGGCTTGTTTCCAGACTCGTTTGTGGCAAGTTCTTCGGGAAAGGATTGAAGATATGTGTTCTTGAAGTGGCTATAGAATTGCTCTGCATTGCTGTCAACATCAGCAGCAGTTTGCATATTCGCTATGACATATGATGGGTTTCCAACACCATCCATCCACTCATAATAGGCTTTGATCAGGAGTATGAGTTTTCGGTAATCACTACGAACAAATGAGGGAAACTGTTCCTCTATAAAAGGAGACAGAATCTTCTCAAGAGTCTCGTCTGATGTATTCAGTATGATGTTCTTTATGTCGCTCATCTACGCCTCAAAGTGTATTCTTTCGGGTGTTCTGACTAACAACACTCACATTCACAGAATCAGAGTACCCACGATTGATCTTGAATATCTTGTTTTCAAACACGAATAGATCACTGTATCTCGGCTCTACTGTAACCGTAAACAAAAATCCGCCAACAGGATTGAAGTTTGTAGAAAAACGGATGACTCCTGTATCGTAATCAATTGTTCCGATATTCTGATAGACAAGTTTCCTGTTTCCGTTTTGGTCTGTGGTGACCAAGTTTATCGTACCGTTTCCATCATCAACACCAGTTACATTCTGATACAACACACCAAATTTGTCTCTGTGCGCTACTTCGCTGGTTGTCATCTGCGGCGGACGACCGCCTTCACCGTAACTCACTCGGCTCAAAGGATTTTTGAAATCCAAAACAAATCCTTTGGATGCTGTGAGTGTTGATAGGTCAATCAATTTTCTCAGTTTAACCGTTGTCTGATTGCTCAGAATGGAACCGTTCAAAGAGTTGATGCCTTGAACCACTTTGGAAAGATACAGATTGGATCCAAAAGACTCTAGCGAGTTTGCCGAATATGTGTATATGTACGCAACAATAAGTGCTTTCAGAGTACCTATACCGATTGCTGTTTTATTCGGATCAATAGTAACAACTGAATCAAAAATCACATCAATGTAATCAGGGTCTACTATTTCAGGAGTAACAGTAAGAACAGAGCGGGTTTTTCGTAATGTGTCCGTCAATGTTTTTTTCTCTTGACTTGTAAGAGCAAGTCCAGAGTTTGGTTTTATTGCTATGAAAACCTTCCCGTATTGCGGAGGATTAACAGTTTCTCCTCCATACACATAAACCGAAGCAGCATTTGGATACTCTTTCATCACTGCTGATGTGTAGTCGGATTCTGTTACTGCTCTATTTTGTGACTGATAGAATCTCGGAGCAAGAAACTTTATCTTGGAAACACTCTCCTCAAGAGAACCACCGCTAGAAGGACTAACAACAGTAATATTTCCAAGACCAGAGATGCTTGTGCTGAATCTATTGATGCCGTTTCCAACATCCCCGTTCGTTTCCAAGTATTCCACAATCACGATATTTCCTGCTTCTGGCTGCTTTCCTAAAAAGTTGTCTCCGAAAAACAACTCGTACATACCAGTTTCGCGCTCTTGAAGGAAGAATACTTTTGATGTTGGTGTCAGATCAATATATGATTCGGTATAAGACCAAGCGTCTTCCATGCCAGTATTGTCGGTTGCCGAAGACTTCACCCTAACACGAATGGTGCTAGTGTCTATTTTGTCATTCGGAATCAACAGGTATGATCCTGTGCGCTTTGTTGGATCATACACATAACTCATGCGGCGAAGAATCCCTTCATGCACAGTTATGTTCTGAAATGATTGTGTGTCCGAATCAGCATAAACTGTATCCAAAAGAACAAACCGATACTGTGTTCCAGCAGGATCCGTTCCCAAAAACTCAGAGCCGCGAGAAAGGTATGTGGTTTCAGAAGAACCCGCAGCAGACACACCAAGTATAGCCTTTGCTGCTCGGCGCGATGTTGGAACATATCCTATTGTTTTAGCATGAGACACCACGGATGGACGAAGCAATGCACTATCCAAAAACATCTCATTTGCTACCATGTTTGCATAAAAAGCCTGATAGTGGGTGTTGTACGCCAACACATCCAGCACAGTACTCAACACAGAACCATCAAAGTTATAGTCTTTGAGTGTGTCTTGTGACTGCAAAAACGCTTTGAGTGATGCTTTTGCGTCATTGAAATCAAGACCAATGATGTTGAAGTTATTTGTGTTCGGCATCAGCGAACCCTTTCTAGTACTACTGATATGCGGTCATTTCTACCGATAGCAACAATAGAATACTCAAGATTCACTGTGTATGAGTTCTCGTCTGGATTTGCAATAACATCAACAACCACATTTCCGACCCGAGGTTCGTGGTTTTTGATTGTCTGTATTACTCTGTCTCGTATCTCAAGTGTGGTTATAGCGTCTATTGGTTCAAACAACATGGATCGCAAAGAACACCCGATAGTAGGCTGAAAAAGCCTTTCACCGAAAGCCGTAGACAGCAAATTCTTGAGAGAAAGCCTAATGGCAGAATCGTTCTGAACAAGCATAGCATCCGATGTCTTCGGATTTCTAGTAAAAGAAGGATCCAGATCAGTAAAAACTGGTTTAGATGTTCCGCCGACTGCTTGTAGTGCCATTACTTTTTACCTGCTTTGGTTGCTATATGGGAGTTTATCTGCGATACACTGTTTGATATTACTTCTTCCAGCGTGCGTTCACTCACGCCTTCTGCCTCTATCTGATCCAATTCCTCATCCGAACACCACTGACAGCAAACAAAACCAAGTGGAGTAAGTCCATCAAAGCATTTCAAAGGACTCATGCTGAAATGCTGCACATTATTTATCTCAAGACTTGAACGAAACGCGGACGGAGGTAGAGATGAAACCCGCAAAATCTTATTTGGTGTCTCGTCAAGTATACGCACCAAATCCATGTATCGCGTGAGCAGCACATCCTGTGACTCTAGCAATATGCTTGAAATGGTGGAATCGTTTGATTCGTGTGTCACCGAGAATCGCTTGATGGATGTGCCGTCTGCAAAAGAACCGCCGTTGTGAAACTGAAAAATAAGGCAGCGAGAAGCCCTGGCGACCAAGCGAAGTTCGGTTAGAAGTTCATGGATGCGGCTGTGCTGCTCTGCAAACATTTTGTTCTGTTTGGTGGTGATTCCTATGTGCCACTTGCGTTTGCGTATGGCTCCAACAACACCAATTACCACACCTATGATCAGAGTTCCAAGAAGTTCTCCGAATGTGGTGGCGAATTCTTTGAAATTGGTTACAAAATCTGGTGTACTCATCTTGCGCTTGTCCCGAAACCTGTGGGCGTACCTCCACGCACTGCATTAAGGAAGTCTGAACTCACTAAACTACCGTTCAGCGTGCTACCTAACTTGAAGCACGGATCGGTGTTTGCCTCGTTGATGAGGTTGGCGAGCGAGTTGATGCTTGTATATTTTTGAATGAAGTTTGCGGCTTCGTTCTGTATGGAGGTGGTCAGATCCACCACGCTCTGTATGGCAGCGTTTGCCGCGTCCAGAGACTGAAATGCTGAATCCAATCCCGATCTTAAACTCTCAACTGCTTCGGCAGTGGCTGTTCCAAGACCAGGATCAAACTGATTCAACACCTTCTCAAGATCCACATTTGCGGCAACTGCAAACTGAATGCTCAACTGACCGTTTTCGTTCACCACTTGCAGCCCACCACCAATATCAAGTCCTTCAATTCCAAGCGCACACGCAAGTTCTCCATACAGACTCAACGAACTAATGATGTTTACAAGTTGTCGCGGATCAGTAAGACGATTGCACTCTGCCTCAAAACCATTAACGATTCCTTGCAGTTGATTCAACTTGTTTTGCCCTTGCAGCAAGGACGGCAAGGCACCATTGAGCAATCCTGTTGGTCCACCCACTTGTGCTGCACTTATGAGTTGTTCTATCCTGAATGCGTTTGCGCCACCCAACTGCCGTGCTATACCGATAGCGGCAGCGTTTGGATTCTTAAGCATCTCACTAGACAGACCAAAGTTGAGAATACCCTTCTCGCCATCTGTCAGTTTCTGCTTGCATGGACACTGTTGGTCTGCCATAGATTACCCCACAAAGAAAGTGCTTGAACCTGTCGGCTGATGACCGCAACTAGCCTGACTCGCAATCGTGCAGACAGGAATTCCACCAAGCACAAAATTTGGATTTCCCTGAACCATGACCGCATTATCGTGTTCGTTGTTGCCGTGATCCTGTACAGGATTGCCTTCTACAGACACAGGAAATCCATCAACGAAAAAGAAGGGGTTTCCCACCAGTATGGTTCCCCCTGCGGTATCTGCGTTGGCTCTGCACACTCCAAATCCTGGCATACAACCTCCCGTTTAGGTATATGAGCCACCATCAACAGAATCGTCCCCCAACCCATCACCAAGCACAGCGAATCCCGAACCACTTTCTTCAGGCAAAAGACCTCTGGTGGTTTCCACTGTACAGACATAGGTGATGCCGTTTCGCTCTACAACATCACCATAGACATAAACCGTATATTCGGAAGTGCCTTCAATGTATTTTTTATGTCTACCTCGGTATTTCACGATCCACCACCCTTCACATCCACCCGCTTGGGCTTCAGCACAGGCTCGCCAGAGTTCACCTCTATGCGCTTGCCTTGCTGCATGACCATCACATTGCTGTCCGTGATGAATGTAATCGTTCTACCAGAGAATCCAATATCGCCATCCGCATAGAACTCAATGGTCTTGCCTGAAGCCTTGAGCGAGCCTTCAATCTGCAAGTCCACATTGTTCTTTGCCAGTATTTTTGTGTCGCCATTGATCTGAATATTGCCGCCGCCATTGATCGTGAGATTAATTGCTCCGTCAATCACAAGATTCAGTCCCTGCTGTCCCTTGATGTACACTTTCTTGTCCCCGTGAACGATTTCGTAGTCATCGCCAACGATTCGCTGCACACGGGTTCCGTCTGGATTGTTCTGCCAACCGCTGCCGATTTCGGTGAATGTTCCCGACTCGTGGAACTGATGAATTCGTTCTGCGCCAGGCGTATCATCCCATTCTTCAATGTGTCCACTCTCTGTATACTTCACATGGTTCTTGGGATACTCTGCCGCATACGGTGTCTGTGGCTCGCTCCACTTGCCGCCGCCTGCAATGTCTGGTGTGCTTGGAATGTCCACCTGAACGGTGGAAGCCCTGTACGCAGCCACCGTACCCTTCATCTTTTCTTCGTCATCGTTTCGGGCAAGGCGATTGGTGTCCTGCTCTCCAATCACCGAAACGCCAATTGGAAACTTCTTTGCCTCTACATCAGAAGGCTTTGCAGGATACCGCCCGCTTGGATCAGCAAAGCCTTTGCTTGTGTCTGCTTGCTCAAGCGGAACACCGCCAAACGATCCAATCATTACAGGATCTTGCGCTTCGTCCCCGTCCCTGAAGAATCCAAACACATGGGAACCAACAAGCAGACCCGTAGGAGACTGACCGATTCCCGAAACCGCAGCACTGGTGATGGGCTGCATGGGATACGCCCACGGTAGTGCTGCTGTGGGAAGTTCAACAAGATCAGCAGAATGAAAGCCAAATATTCTGACACGGCATCGCCCAAGATACATGGGATCCGCAGTGTCTTCAACAACACCGTGCCACCAAACAAATCCTTCTTTTCCTAAAGAACCTTTCATTACACCCCCATACAATTCCTAGAAAGTTCATACTTGCAACTGTATGAGGTAGAAAGAGTGTGTTTGACCGTGGTGATCATGTACTCTCCGCTCATGTTCTTATCATCCTGATCATCAAGAGATGTAACATCAGACTGTGGTTTTGGCACTCGTATTTTAACAATGTCTCCAACTCTACGCCTGCTATCTCCAAAAACCTGTATTACAAGTTTTTGAGTAAGGAATGTATTGATGTGATAGTTCCGTTTTAAGTGTAGTGCCTCTGGCTTAAAATTGTCTTCTATAGGATTGCTCTTGCTGTGTACAGTATATCCAGTTGAAGGCAAATAGAAATACGATGTACCTTTAGATAGAAGTCTTCGCGCATCAGGATCTTGTGGCTTGAAGTGGTTGTTTGTTCCTAGTTTTTTCATGCTATCAAACACATCAGACTCAAAGAATTCTGATTCGCGCGCCTGCTTCCTAAGCAAGTCATGAACAACCAGACGAGAAGAAACTGTGCCAGACATGATATTCTCTGCTGCATCAAAACGATTCAACTCTTCCAATTTCTGTATCTTGTGATATCGTGTTGGCAAGACACTATCAAAACCCAGATTTTGCTTTTCACCAGACACTATTCCTATGTTAGGCGCAGTGTACAAGTATGTGGTGATGTTAGATGAACCAGTCTCAATGATGTTGGATATACTTTGAAACCTATGTCCGTCTAGTGTTTCGTAAAACAAAAACGGACTATATTCTTTTCCCGTTGCAGCAAACGCTTTGGTTGCAAGCCAACTAACGGCTTTGAATGGAGTGTAAAATCCAGACAGAACAAACGAGTAGTTGTCTCTAGTAGTCTCTACAAACAAACGATCAGTCCACAACGACTCGGGAAAATGTTTCTTGAATACAGTCCGAACCATATCTGCTACAGAACCACTGAGAGCGTATCCACAATACTCCGAAAAATTGAAGTATCCACCCTCACTCATCAGATGCAGAACATACCTCTGCGATTTTCCGTTTGGATCTATTTCTACGGTATCCAAACGATAAACTCGGAACACCAGTTCTACTGGCTGAAAAGAGTCTATGTCTGTCTTGAATGAAAGCGTAATCTTTTCTTGTCCAGTAATAGGGAATCGTTCTGGAAAGTTGTGTCCGTCTTCCACGAATACCTTTGCGGTGACATACGGAGAAAATATGTCCTCGTATATCTCTATGTACCTAAACAATCCAGTGAGATTCAATTCTGAACCACTGACAAGGGAGTGCAACACAAACTTTTCTAGTTTGTAGTTTCCTGCTGCAAGTGCTTCTCCGCCATGTCCACTTATACTACTCATGTTAGACTCTCAAAAGTGATTCAAGTTGTTCAAGAGCATCACGCTTGTATCGCGGATGCAAAATCTTGATGGTTCTCTTTTCATCATTCAACCTGTATTCATTCAAGTAGTTGCTCACAGCATAATTGTTGTTTGCCGATCCACACAAACCCATATATCGTCCAACAAATGTTTCTCCGAAAGCAACAACGCCAGAACCAACATAGGACACTCCTTGCGTGGAAGAAGGGTACTCATTTCCCGTGGAACCGACTACTCCACCCAAAAGAGAATACTCGGAAGACTCCTTTGTAAGAGGATCAACCGTCATTCTCTCGTTTGCCGAGCAAACGCCAGATGGTCTGGTGATCTCAAAATGGTGTACTGCATTAGTAGAAGGCTCAACACGCTTAATGTTGATGTCTGCTGTATTGACCTTAGTCACTTCTACACCAGTGATGTAAAAAACTGTGTTCACGGGATCGCTTGTTCCGCTCCTCAACACCATTGAATTACCATTAGTGCCGCTCACCACCTGTGTGTAGAAATCTGTTTTGATTCTGGCTATTTTGCCGCGCATAGACGAATCATACTTTTCTACCGCAACTCTGTTGTTAACAGTAAGGTTGTCCGATTGCCAATTCAACAAGGATATACCAGAGTCGTTTGAATACACATAACTATTAATCCGATATAGATTTCCCTGCTCAAAGGTGTTTGGGCGAATGTCTAAAACTGTGACCCGTCCGTTGGCTGCACTAGTCTTTACGCACTTCAGCCAATAAGAAGAAACTGACTTCATCTCGTTCCGAGCGGATTGCGGTATAGAAGATTCCCCATCAATTTCTACACGGGTGACAGTAAATTCATATCCGCCCCATGTTCCAGGAAAACCACTGGTTGCATAGGAATCGTTCATGTAGTTGACAGAATCTATAGCAGGAAGTTCCACAAATGAAGTGCTGCCCGAACCAGTGGTGTATCCATATCCAGCAACAGTAAGTTTGCACATGGGAGCAGAGTAATCTAATACACGATAGCCCAAACCGTTCTGCCATAAAGTGCAGCCGCTATTGAAATTGGTGTTGAACAAAAAGCCGTCTTGTTGATTCGCAAAAAAGACAGAGGTTGATCCGTATTTCTTTTGGATGTAGTCCTCCATGACTTGTCCTGACTTGTACCATCCGTGATACGGATCTATAATGTCATTTGTCATCATGACCAACCAATGATACGAAGGATCTCCGTATACTCTTTCGGCTATGTGTTCTGGACGCTCGCCGTCTTTTATGCTGTACTCTATGAAAGCACCATCACTTGACTTCAAATCGTCATTCAAGGCTACTCGTCTAAGCAAGTTTGTCACAAAAACAAACTTGAAAGCAGACCCATCCCTGACAGGGTACTGTAGTACAGGAAACTTTGAAAAGTACGGCATCAGAAGCCCTTATCCACGGTTTCGCGTGTTAGTTGTCCCATTTCACTGAAGTTGAGTGTCATGGTAATTGCTGTTGGTGAGTTGTCTTTAAAAGTGCTGAAGATAGAATTCGCTGTGTAATCCACAGATATACTGTTCAAAGCACATCTTCCGATTTTTGGCAGATACTCGTTTTCTACAAATCCAACTTGATTTATGTTTGGATTGGAAGACAAGAACCGAATTTCAAACTCAGCAGGTGTACGCAAAACAATCTGTACCTGATTGGATTCATCTGTTCCAGCATTTTCTGATGTCGCTGGATGAGCATGATATCTGAATGTTTCTATTATGTCTCGGATGGTATCAACCTCTGCTTTGTTTCTAGGATAGAACTCCCAAGAGAAAGCAAAATTCCTAAAGTCTTTTTGCCTGAATAGTTTTTCAAGTCTTGGATTTATGACCTCTCCTCTTGCAGACTGAACCGCACCACCAGCAAACTTGTCTCCGAGAATCTGCGCTCCTGCTGCTATTCCTTGTCGCAAAGACGGAGACAATTCACCGCCCAATGCATCAAATGCGGCACCCGCTACGGACTGATTGCTGTCTTCGTATTGAAATGAGTCTTCGTTGTTCACTTTGGTACAAAACGGAAGATAGATGGAAACCATCTGATCATACACAGCCTCGGTTTTGAATTCTTTGGCAACAGCAGCACCAGCAACTCCAGCAAGACCAACTGCTAGACCTCCTCCAGCAACAACACCAGCAGCAGTCAAAGACCCGCGAACACCAGCACCAGTCAACAGACCAATGGCTCCTGCTGCAAGACCCCCGATACCGCTATAAGCAGCAGTATTAACTACTCCCTGTCCAACGCTGCCCGATTCTATATTTTCACTCAATCTGTTCTGAACCTGCAATCGTTCTCTTTCATCCAGACCAATCTTTCCTGCGCCATTAGTGAGTTCAGCCTCTATGCTGGACAGCCGTGACTGCTCTGCCCAAACGGTTTGTTCAAGTATTTGTCTGGCTTTGCCTGGATTTGTCTGCAACAGAGTAGCAATATTATCATTACTGCTCGGATCTACCGCTCTTACATAAGATGGGTCATTCACCAAGTCCTTCAGAGCAGCAACCTGATCATCGTTCAGAGGACTTCTGGCAAGCATATCGGGAGTAAGATTTCCTCCATCAATAAGGCTAGCCAATGTGTTCATGTTTCCTATTCTTTTTGATGACTCGGCTTTAGCAGAGTTCAATCCCTCCGTAAGATCCTTGGATTCCCATCTCCAGAAAATCTTGAACTGCATAGCGTGGGGAACCTGAGCGGTTCCGATGTCTATCGGATATTTCATTATAGAAGGCTTTTTGCGAGAACCCCTCTGCATTTTCGGGGTTCCCTCAAGACTTTGAGTCACAGAGTCAGTGATCTGGCTGTTGAACAATTGCTGTGAAAATCTACCGCTTCCCTCTCTATTGGTAGAAATAAAGGGCTTGCCACTGGTTGTAAACGCTGGATCAAACAGTGATTGTGGAATAGCAGACATAGAATTTCCTTTTGAAAGCGGCTACATATTTATGTATGGCATACAAAGGTAAATTTCATCCAGAGAATCCGACCAAATACATCGGTGATCCCACCAAAATAGTATACAGAAGTATGTGGGAACGCCGATTTATGAAGTTCTGTGATAGCAGCAGCAGCGTCATAAGGTGGGCATCAGAAGAAGTAGTCATACCGTACATCAATCCACTAGACAGAAAACAGCACCGCTACTTCGTGGACTTCTTGGTAGAAATCAACACCAGCGACGGAATAAAAACTTGGCTCGTAGAGATCAAACCAAAGAAACAGTGCAAAGAGCCAGAAAAGAAAAAGCGAATCACAAAAGGGTATATCACCGAAGTTCAAACATGGATAACAAACAAGGCTAAGTGGGAAGCCGCCAAACAAGTATCAAAGATGAAGGGATGGGAATTCAAAATATTGACGGAAGATGACTTGTTCAGGAAGAAGACATGAACACAGACGAAATCAAACAAGACCTACAAAGCCTGATAGAAGAAACAACCGCAGCCATAGGCGGAACAGACCAGACATACATCGGATTCGTCCGTTTGATGCAAAAAGCACAACAACTGTCCATACCCAATCGCCTGATGCCTGGTCAGATGGTATTTTTCAAATATAGACCAATCAGCGAATCTTTTATTTCAAGAAATACATACTATGATCGTTTTCCATTGGTTCTAATTACAGATGTGTATAGAGGGGGGTTTGATGGGGTGAATGTCCACTTCGTAGACGAAGTGAACAGAAAGTTCTTGTTTGACTCCATTATGAGAGAATTGCCCACAATAAAGGCAGCAGAGGAGTGGAGAACTCGCCTCATGGTGAACTACGACAGACTAGCAGCAAAACGAAAATTCATCTATTTCAAACCATGCTACAGAAAATACAAATGGAAAGGGATGGAACGAAGACCAGCAATAGTGCCTTTTGAACTTTGGGAAGACATGGTTGCGTCAAACACTTCACGATTCATCACCGCCAAACAGACAACGGTATACACAGAAAGCCGAAGAAAAGTACTGAAGGGATTACGATAAATGTCAATGTTCCCATCAAACATCAACTCTATAGTTGACAGCATTTCCCGCTCGGGACTGGCTTTCAGCAATCGTTACGAAGTCACATTTGAAGTCCCTGCTGGTTTCATCAAGGGCGACAGACAAACTATGGAAAACTTGACTGTGAGATGTGACAACATAACGATACCAGGTCGTTCTTTCTCAACAACTCCATATAGGTTCTATGGTCCAGCAAGAAATATGCCGTATGAACCCATATATTCGGGAGAACTCACAGCATCAATAGTGCTTTCATCCGACATGAGAGAGCGACAATTCTTTGAAGACTGGATGGATTTGATTTGCAGCAAAAGCAACTACAAATTTGAGTACTACGAAAACTATGTGACTACACTAGAGATAAAAGTCATGACGAAGGACGATATGCCTTCATATCGTGTGTTTGTTGAAGAGGCGTATCCAAAAATGATGGGAGATGTTCAGGTAGGATACGACAAAGAAAACGACTATCTGAAACAAGACATAACACTGTCGTTCAGAAAATACACACCAGAGTATCTTGGTATGCCACAGCCACAAAATCAAGGCAATCGCACCATAAACGAGATACTATCGCAAAATTCAAACCAGTACACAAATATCGGGGGATCCGTATACAGCGTCAATCCTCTAGGAAACCTGTCCAAGTTTGACCCACAAACAGCACAACCCCTCTTTAGAAACCAAAGAGGGTTCAACTCAAATAGAAAACCATAACAACTCGGTCTAAATAGATTATGTCTTCGTTGAAAGGATCACCATGATTTCTCTGAATCTGTCTAATGCGGCTATTCCACAGTACACCATGACTCTTCCAATATCAGGAATGACGGTAAAGTACCGCCCATTCTTGGTAAAAGAAGAAAAGGTACTGCTGATGGCTCTGCAATCAAAAAGCACCAATCAGATAAATGACGCTATGCGTAATGTCATTTCTGTTTGCACAAACGGAACAGTAGACACGCGAAAAATCTGTGCAGCCGATGCAGAATACGCTTTCCTGCAAATACGAGCAAAGTCTGTTGGCGAAGAAGTAAAACCACAGGTTCTGTGTAGTAATTGCGGAAAAGAAACTTCCGTCAAAATTCGTCTTGACGACATCAGCATATCAGAATCAGAAAAACCAAAGGTTGATGGAACCATAATCATATCAGACACACTGAGTCTGGTGATGCGATATCCTTCAATCCACGACATAGACTACGATAAAACAGAAGTAGACATTGCATTTGATGTTGCTGTTAGATGTGTGGATTCCGTCATTCTGAATGATCAGGTATATCAGCACTCGGACATCAATCCGCAAGAACTATCAACATTCATGGACAATATGCTACCAGATCAGTTTGCCAAAATCATGGAGTTTTTCCAGAGCACACCCGAGTTGAAATATCAGTTCAACTATAAGTGTCCAAACTGCGGAGAACAGGTGAATGTGGAACTGAAAACGGTGTCTGATTTTTTTCAGTAGCCCTCTGTCATAATGACTTGGGGGCATACTACCAAATAAACTTCAACCTCATGCAGCACCACAGATATTCGCTAGACGAAATAGAGTCGCTGATTCCTTGGGAGCGGGAGGTATACATACAAATGCTGATTAATCACCTGAAAAAAGAAAAAGAAAAGGTGAGTAATCGGAAGCGGCTGTGAACCCCTACATCATAAGAACAAGGGAGTCTCATGGCTAAAAAGTACTCAGAATCTGACATAAAACGCCAACTAGCAGCGCGACAAGGGCGCAATGCTAGAGGGCATTTCATGAGCCTCAAGCCAGAACAAAAACTATCAGCAGTACGAGCATCAAAAGTTGGTACTGCCCAATCTTTGCCATTTGAGGAAACTCCTGCAACAGAAGCAGAATCAACTCAGCAAATAGAAAACCAGATAGGAATAATTGAAGCCCTCATCCAACAGAGAAAAGAGATGGGGTTCGGTGATAGCAGTGAACTGGAAAACCTAGTTCTTGGTGGAAAAGACAAGAGGGGTGTTCGCTCAATATTAGAACAATACAAGAAGGGTCTTGATACTAAAGATCCTGCATCTATTGCTGCTGGAGTCATGCTTGAAGAAGCAGCAAAACTATCAGAAGATTCTTTGTCTGCGTCACAAGAAGATGCAGCAAAGATATACAAGAAACTGAAATTTCTGAGACAGGTTGCAGAGAAAACAAAAGGCAAGCAATCAGAACTAGTAAAAGACCTATCAAAAATCATAGAGCCTATAGAGGCTCAGATGAAGAAAAGAGCATCGCTTGGCACTTTCATCCGTGAACAAGCCACTAGTTTCAGACGAAGACTTCCAGAATCAATCGCAGCAAGAATACCCGTCATCGGAGGAGTTCTATCAGACTTCCTGCGACAGAAGCGAACTTCCAAAGAAGAACTAGAAAAATACAGCGAAGACATACAAGAAAAAATATCACAAGGACGAATAGGCGGAAGTCGTTTGTCCAGCATACAAGGAATTCTTCGCGGAGGTTCTGGATCAGGTCTATCCAGACGAGAACAAGAATTTGAAACCACACGATCAACATTTCCAACAAAAACACTAGAAGCAATATACAAAGATGTAGCGGCTATTCGCAAATCAGTAGACAAAATATCAAAACGATCAATCTCTGGTTCTTCTGGAGAAGGACTGTTTGATGGAATGTTGTCCAAACTGGGCAATCGTTTCTTTGGAAGAAGATCAAGGCTCGGAAAACTTTTCCGTAGAGCAAAAATTGGCGGCAGACGAATGCTTCGTGGACTAAAAAACCTCGGAGCGCGAGGTCTTTCGAGAGCAAAGGGACTGCTTGGAAGGGGATGGTCGGGAGCAAAGGGACTCTTTCAGAGAGGAGTCGGTGCTGCTGGAAGAATTGGTTCTCGCGCACTAGGAGCAATCGGAGGAATAGGATCTAAAATCCTACCTGCTTCGGTGATGTCAGCAGGAAAAACTGCTATGGGATCCGTGTCTAGTCTCGGATCTTCTGCACTGAAAACTGCCGCATCAGTAGGATCATCAGCAGCATCTGCAACAGGAGGATTCTTCAGCAGCATATGGAGTGGAACAAAGAGTCTTGCTGGTAAAGTAGGAGAAGGATTGTCCTCCATAAAAGGTCTTGCTGGCGGAATAAGCGGTCTTGGAAAAGTAGTACTCGGTGCTATAGGACCACTGCTAGAGTCATTTTTTGCATGGCAAGACATCAAGAGCATAAAATCTGATCCAAATATGTCCGCCTCGGACAAAAAGAAAGAGATAGGAAACAGGGTCGGAAGAGCAATAGGATCTGTAATGGGATCGGTTGGAGCCTCCGTAGCACTCGGTCCTGCTGGACCTCTTGTTACCGCAGCAATGGATATGGCTGGAGTCGGTCCTGGAGCATTCGGAGAATGGCTAACAGAACAACTAGGATCAGAAAAAATGTATGACCTGGCTTCTTCTGTTATACCTGCGTTGCAGATAGATTCAGCAGGAGAATCTTCAGGGGATATACAACCTCAAGTGGGTGTAGACGGAAAATTGGTTGCGCCTGCTACAGCAAACACAACTGTAGGAAAAATGGTAAACCAATACAACGCAGAGTCTGAAGCACTCACAGAAGCACAAAGCATGGCAGCAGGAATGGGGACAGCGACTCCTACAGCATCGGTATCAAACTCATCCGTCAATACTCGCGTCAGCAATGTGACCAACAACTTCAATGACGACCTGAGAATCAGAAACAATGAAGCCACATTCAAGACGATGAAAATTAGCGCAATGACACTGTAAAAAGAAAGAGGCGCACCGAAGTGCGCCCCTTGCTGCGAAACCGAAGGCTGCTAGTATTTAGTCGTCACTAGCCAACTTCTCAAAGTAAGAGAGTGCATCCTCTGTGTCGTCGTCACTGCTGACGGCTTCCTTCACAGGACTCTTCTTCGGGGGCTGCGGAGCAGCCTTCTTCGCAACTGGAGCAGGAGTCTCGTCTTCGTCATCAAACGAAGCCTTTTCAGCACCACCCTTTGCTTCAGCCGAATCAGCCGTTGCGCGGATGTTGCCTCCAAGCACCATTTCAAGACGAGCCTTGAGTTCATCATAAGACTTGAAAGACTTCGGATCGGTGAACTCCTTCAGGGAGTGTTCCGTCTTCCACAACTTCTCAAGCGCAGCGTCATCGCCACCAAGCAGAGCAGAAGGGGCAGCGAACTCGCTCTTGTCGTAGTTCGTGTATCCATCCACCTGACGAATCTTCAACTTGAAGTTTGCACCCGACCAAAAATCAAACGGGTTCAGGGGCTTCTCGTCTTGGAACTGAGGATTCATTGCTTCCTGAATCTTCTCAAAAATCTTCTTGCCGTACTTGAACAGGAACACCTTGCCCTCGTTCTCGGGGTGCTTGGGGTCGCTGATCACAAGAATGTTGCTGACATAGGACAACTTGCGCTTGCGATCACGGGCAATAGCCTTGTCCTTGTCGGAACCGCTGTTCCACAGCATGGAGTTCATCTCACTCACTGGATCCTTCAGACCAATCGTGGTGAGTGAGTTCTCAATGTACCAACCACCTGGACCACGGAAACCGTGATGCCAGACCCGCGCCCACGGCAGATCCTCACCATCGGGAGCAGGGAGGAACCGAATCTCCGCGTAGCCGTTGCCAGTCTTGTCAGTTTCAGCCCTCCAAAGGCGGTCGTCCTTGTAAGACTCCGACTTCTTCGCCATCTTGTCCATTTCGGATGCAAGAGTCTGATAGGCGTTCTTTGATGCACTCTTCATGTCCTTGAAACCCATAGTTGTCTCCTTGTACGAGGTGTACGCTGTGTGTTGAATGTGTGACGAACAATTCAGTCACAGGTATGTAGGTAAGATACCACAAGCCTGTGTGTAGTCAATGGTCAAACAGGCAGTTTTGACTTTTTAGGAAGCAGGTTCAGTTCCTGCCCTTCAGCCTTGATTTTTTCAATGATAGGCTTGCTCAAGAATTTGGCGGCTATCTGTGGCTCAATACCAAACCGCTCACACACGGCTATGACCGCATCAATATACGAAACTTCGTACTTCTTCACATGATTCTCTACCTCACGAGGAAATCGTATGTTGTTGATGTCCATATCAGCCTTACTTTCTAAAGTATACATAGAAGTGGTATCCTTATTTAGTTTGCAGACCGCCCAAAGACCACGGAGAATCCAATGGGAGCGACCAGCGACAACTACGCGATTGTTACTAGTGGTACTACTTATACCATAGCCAGTACATTTGTCAATGATGCACATCACCAAAGAGTGCAGATTCTTTATGGTGAGACGGGGGCGGTCAGCGAAGTTACATCAGCATCGGGTCTTCCCGTAAACATTGTTGGCGCAGACTACGGCACCTTCAATGTAAATCTATCCAACTTTTCATACGCAAATCCTGTTCCCGTATCTATATCAGGAGCAACAGGAATATCTCTCTCGTTTGCTTCAGGAACCACCCTGAATGTAACGATTGACGGTGCATTTGATCGCTACGACTATCTGTCAAACAGCGGATACTACAGCCTAGCAACCACAATAGTAGGATTCGGAAATTCGGGCGATTACATTCCTATTGTTGGAGTAGAGGGTGGCACACTGATAGGAGTAACTGTTGGTACTGTAGGTATCACCGTATCATCACTTGATATAAGAAAACTGTACGGTGGAGTTGTAGGAAATACAAGCGGAACAACAACTGGAATTGATTATGTGGTTGTTCAGGGTATCTGCGGTGCTTATCCTGTAGGAATAACCACATCTTCTTCCATTCCTGTATCCATTGCATCATTCGTAGATATTGGAGTTTTCGGAGTAAGTGGAGCAACTGCTCTAGGAGTCACATTCGGAACAGTAAACATCCGAGGACTCACAGCAAATACCGACACAATCACCGTGTATGGTGGAGGAACTGCATCCACCGTGTCGGTTGGACTTTTTGGATTCAGTGGAGCCACCGCCACAGAACTGTATTCAGAAAACAATGCTCTGAATGTCAACATCAAATCTTCTGGAGGCATCACCGTAAGCGGTGCGAGTTTCGGAATCAGAAATCTGTCCTACTCATCGGACACCATTACCGTAGTGGGTCAGGGCGCAGCAGATACGATGACGCTCAGTACAGTTCCAACCTACATGAACACCGTCATGAAAAACGGAACTCTGACAAGGGTAGGCGGAGAAACTGGAAGTGGTTGGTCTGGCTCGGCAATGAATGTTTATCTGGTGAATTCAGGTTTCTCATTCAATGCCACGGCTACATTCAGCACTGGAATAGGAATTTCTCAAGAAGCATACAATCCAGTACCCATTCACGGCTCAACATCGGCAGTGAATGCAGTATGGGTTTCGGGAGATACCGCAAACGGTCCTGTCTCGGTGAAAGGATACTGTGGAGGAAATCTTCCAGTATACATTTCTCAGTTTGATACCAATCTATCAACCGTAAGTGGAACAATAAACGGAACTCTCGGGGGCGTAAAAATCAATACAGACTTCTTGGCTGCAATGAAGAAGGCTCTGTATTCCAGCAATGTTTCAATCGGTGCTACAGATTTCAACGACTCACAATCAATCTATACACTTGTACAGGGAGCCGTAAACAACAATCTGACTCCTGTATCACAGACAATATTGCCTAATTCGGTTGCGTCTTCCATCAATAACGCAACACAAAAATCAATGGCTGTGTCAGTGGTTTCGTATCGTCAGCAATCTTCATTCCTGTCAAGAACAGGATGTGCCACAAACACTCCACAAAACTTGACAGCCTTCAGCGCAGCACCTGGATACACCTGTGCGAACGGTGTACGCATCAAGACTTCGCGCATCGCAACAGGCGCAAACGCCTCGCAGAACGAAGTAATGTGCGTAATTTCAGAAGCAGATGCAGCCGTTTACGGTGCGTCCGCAGGAACCGCATCGTATGTTCTGTATCACGGCGATGAAATGTTCTTTGAAGTAGACAACATCAACAAGATCAAGGTGTTCTACCCTGCATACTCTGCTTCCTTTGCTCCGCACAACACGGGAGCAGGCATGACATTCTCGTTCTACGCTTCCTAATGCTAGACAGAAACAAAAACTACTGGTTCAATAAATTCTACAACGCCAACACAATAGATTTGGCGATTGATGATCCTGTTAGGATTCAGGACACCTACATCACAAACACGATATCAGACACGAAGGTGCTGGCGTTTGATCGCAAAGCACAGAACTTTATTGAATTGAATGATGTGGTGCTGAATGAAGAGGTCGCCAGCGAAGAATTTGCAGGCGGCAAAAACAGAAATACGCTGTATCAGAACAGAACCACATTGAAAATTGGCGGAACTGGCGACTCCACATATCGCGGAGTCCTGATTTTCAACATACGAGACAGCGTAGAAGACGCAGTAAGTGCAATCACAGGGTATACGGCAGGGATGGAATACTCCATTCTCCACGCAAACATCACCCTGACATCATCCGAAGGTCAAAGCGGT